TACAAACGGCGGGTTTTTCGCAACTTCAACAAGACGCTTGACGCTTTCACTTGCGCCCCAGCGTTTCACAACGCCTATGAATTCTTCTACATCGTGACCAGCTAAGAAATGCTTAGGCAGTCCAGTCATATCACTATAGATAATCTCACCATCAGCATCACGCTCTACACCGATGTGATATAGCTCATGCTCAATCAAAGCGCAAAACTCACGATCTGAAGTTTGTTCGCAAAAACTGGCATCGATGGTAATCAAGTAAACAGGTACAAATCCAAACCAGTCTCGCATCTGTTGCTCTTGTCTTGCTTTACGCCATCCACCAACGTTAAACATCACTTTTTCACACTGACCTAGCACCATTTGTTTTTTAACAGTACAAGCTTGTGATGCCCAAGCAAATGCTAGAAATTCTTCATTGTCGTGTAGAAGCTCAGCGATATGGTCATGGTCTGGATTATGTAAAGGACCACCAAGCGTAAGAAAATTAGCAACTACCCATTGTTTTAAATCAGGTGCCGGTATTAAACGGAGTGCTTCCTCTTCTTCTGCCTGATCCATAAAATCAGTTGGAGGAAATGGTCTGATCTGATCCATTAAATATTTGCCTCTTTAAATTCTTTAGCCACTCACTAGCGAAATGAGCTTGGATCTGTAATGGACCAGATTCATTAATCTTAAATCTTGGTGCTGCCTCTAACCGAACAACGGTATATCCCATTGATTCAGCAACATCGTAACGGTCCATACTCCACGCTTTTGTTGCCAGCTTGCCCTTTCGTCCACCAGACCAAGGTCCACCAGCAATTTCAACTAAAATACGATGTTCAATTAAATGAAAATCAAAACGCCAATGCTTTGTTGATTTAAACTGGAATTTCTTTTCGTATTTAATTTCAAGATTGTCTAAAGCTTCAGTAAATTCTTCCTCTGCCTCTAAGTACTTTTGAGTAGCTTTAGGTAGCGGTCTGGATTTAGGCTTGGTTTTAGGTTCTTTTTTCCGAGTTAGCCAAAAATACTCTTTATCGTCCATACCAATAGCCTCTTATAAGAAGCCTTCTGGTTTATTGTTGAGTCGTGCAATTAATTTATTTTGCTTTGCTATGGCTAAAAAAAATCGCTCATCTAAGTGAGCGATCTCTTCTTCTGTTAGGCCTTTGGTTGTGCAACTGCCTGTGTGATTTAGCTCTATTTGGAGCTGTCTAATCTCATGCGTAATTTTTTGAAATTCAGTCATACATACTCCAAAAAGAAAAAGCCCCGCCAATAACTAGTATTTGGCAGGGCTTCATGCGCCGTAATCCGTCCGGCTAAAAGAGAGGTGTGCTTATAAAACACCTCTCTCGAGATTAATAAAACTTATTTGCGTGTATTCCACTGGCGAATAGCATAATTAACAACTGATCTTTCTTCATAAACAGTGTCGTAATGAAAACTTTCATCCCAAGCGATCATCGCCCAAGCACTAGGGCCTTTTGATCCACAATCATGACACCATGTGAAAGCATCCCATGCTATAGAGCCGTCTTCATCTGGTTTTCCATAATGTGAAGAATCTGTACAAATTGAATCAGATCCACAAAATGGGCAATTTAAAGGTTTTTCATCTGGCCGTAATTCTGGTTTTTCTTGGTCAGCATGCCAGGTATTTCCCATTTCCAGTGCTCCAGATACGCAAAAAGCCCACTAAAATTAGTGAGCTTTTATTAAGTTTTTCAGGCGATCCATGTATAAAGCGCCCATTTTAGAAATACTTATACTCAACCGTTCTGTTTAAGTCAAGCTAATGATATTTCTTCTGGTTCAAAATGAAACGATCTAGCCAGGCTAGTTCTAATGGTGTTTTCCCAATTTTCGATACATGCTTCAGCAATTAATTCATATGGTTCATATCGCTCAGAATAACCAGACTTAGACACTTTTAATTTTGCGATCGTAATTTTTTCATGCAATGTATATGGGCGTTTCCCCGTACCACTGCATTTATCACAAAACTTAGATCCGCTTGGAAATCCCTTTTCATTAAATAACTCCAATTTGCCTAATCCCTGGCAATGGCCACACATTGCCTTTGTAAATAATCGCCCACGCAAAACAACCTCAGCAATACCTTTGGCCACATTTGATAAATCGCCCTGACAATTATTTGGCTTAAAGTTCTTTTTGATCATTTCACGATGGATCTTACCCGCTAGTACGTTTCTAACGCGGAAAAAATCAGCTGAGTTAATCTCCCCTTTTTTTATTTCAACTTTACCCGGTATTTCACCAATACGCTTTTTTGATTCCTTACCATTAATTATCCTGGTCTCATAAATTTTCTTTGTTTCTGTGATTTCTGCTATGCGCTCAAAATCAACACGTTCAAGCAGTAATTCTGCCCACTTTTTTGCACCCGCAGGCAATAAGGCAATTTCTCCCAAAACAACATGCTTAGTAATTTTCCCTTTACCTTCGCTTTGAGCAATAGCAAGGCGAAGTAACTCAATAAAATCAAACTTTTCAACTAACATAATCGCCTTCCTATTTACCCTTTACCATGATTAAAAAACAACTTCTAAAAACCTTTTTCACATCAAAACTTTGCAAATCGACCAAATACAAGCATTGCTGCATCTCGTGCATGTTCATTTGTACGCTTAGCCCACCCTGTAAGTTTTAAAAAATACTTTGCATCAGTTTTGGTTTTGTTTGCTGCTGGGTGAACCATCTTGTAATTCAGACCTTGCTCTTTGCACCAATCTTCCCAAATCTGAGCATCACGTTTGACCGATCCAATCCCCTCACGTACACCGGCACCATATTTTTTTTGCTCAGAATCAATACGTCCAAACCAAGTGCGCAAACGAGCATCTTCGATATACAGCATGGTGTTTGCCTTACCGTGTACATCAACAAGCTCTAATACTTTGCTCATAGCTTGTGTAATTGTGAGAGAGCCTACATCCTGGAGCTCGCCACCTTTCCCCTGGTCTATTGCTACAGCAAAACCAGTATGCACCCCAGTATCAACCCCGATTAAAACCTTGCTCATTAAGCCCCACCCTTATTTAAACGATCTAATTCATTAGCAAAATGGCTATACATCTGAGACTTTTCAAAATCTCTAATACGACTTAATTCATGTGCTTCAGCTCTGTATTTTTGAGCCATTTCACTTATTGAATTTTTAAGCTCATCCACAGTCGCTTGTTGTTCTTTTTGAATCTCCCAAGCCCACTTTTCAGATTTACCCTCAAACTCACTCATAGCGCATCCAACTCCCCAAAGAATGAATCTTTGATTGTGTAATCAGAATCGTCCCAGTCTTGTAAATCATCATTCCAGTAGTACAAATAAATGCTGCTGTCAGTCATGTAGTAAGTACTGGTTGGCTTATGGAGCCAAAGCATGTTATCCCCTGCTTTCTCTTTAATTTGTGTTGGTATTACTTTCACCTCATCCTGTTCTTTTCGCGCTTCCTCAACTGCCTTCTCTAATCGAAGTAACTCGTTGTAATCAGTATTAGATAGGCCACTACGGTTGTATCTCCCTCTTAATTTTTCACTACGAGCAATTGCTTCAGCTAAATCGAAGTTTGCAAGTGTGTTTACATCTACTTCCTTCAGTGCTTGCTCTAGCTGATTAGTTGTAAAACCCCAACCATAAGTCCACATGTCTAACCCGCTTTCTTTAGCGGCCTTCAATCTTTCTTTAGCCTTATGGATGCCTTGGTCCTTGATAAACTGTTCTGGTTTCATACATTCGTCCCATCAATTAACTGAAGAATATTTCTAGGGATTGGCATACCCTCTCGGCGGCACATCTCTGCGTATTCATGCGGATTGTCAAAAGGATCTGGCCCCAGCTCATGCGTAAGTTCAGGTTCTTTTTCTTTAACTTCCAGTTTTTGCACTGGTGCAGGCTTTCGACCATTTATCTTTAAGCGTTGCATTAGTGAATTGAGATGCTTTTGTGCTTCGTCATTGGAAACAGGCTTATGTACCTTCTGATCATTTTTATGGGCTAACAAAATTGGCTCTTGGTACCATGCTTGAGCTTTACCCTTCAGTTGAGCTTCGGCCTTGTACTCGTCATAGACTTTGATAAATTCCATTTTGGCTTTGTACATTTCGCCATCTTGAATGAGTGAATAAACCTGATCTAAAACAAACTTGGCCAAGGTAGTGATTTCTTGGTTAATCTCTCTGCCATCTGGCAAAGTTACTTTTTTGTGCTCAGCAATTTGTGTGTATTCACAAGCTTTAACCCAAGCTTTCTCAGCGCTCCACCAATCGTCACCCATGCACATTGCACGAAATTCAGCGAAGTTAGGCATGTAGGTATTGGTACTTGCGTAAAATAGCGCTAAGCCCCTTTGTAGTTGGCTAGGATTAACACCAAACAATGCTTTGGCAAGTTGCTGTTCAACAATTTGCATTGGAACTGCATTTTTTCCCTCTACAGGAAAATTCTTATTGAACTGAACAGCGTACTTAGTTCTGTAAGCAGCAATTAGCTCTTTCAAATAACTTTCAAAATGCGCTAACTCATTCATGATCAATGGCCTCCAAAATCTTGCTGCGCTGGAGTAACGTCAATCACATTTGAACGATTGCTCTCAGCAAACATTTGAGTGAAATAACCCGGTTCTTCAGGAATATTTTGAGAAGGTGTTTTTTCTTGAATCAGATTTTGGCGAGGTTCAAACACTCCCTGATAATTTCCAATAATTGAGTTTTCAAGAGAATGGTTTGCCAATGGTCCAAACGATTTAAGTTTTTTAAGGATTAACTTAACGGCGTTTTCAGAAAGTGGTTTTTTAATGCTGATACGCATATCAACAAAATTGTTCCACAGTTCTGGATCTACACATGCAGGTAGTTCAACTGAACGTGGATTAAATTCACTTGGTTTTTCTGATTTAGGTTTTTCAGAAACAACCTCACTTTTTTTATTTATTTTTTTATTACTTTGAGAGTTGTTTTTGATAGTGATACTTTGTGTGTTAAAAATTTTTACTAGTAGCGGTAAAATATTTTTACTAGTCTGGTTAAAATTTTTAACTAGCAGTGGTAAAGAATTTTTACTAGTTTGGCCATAAATTTTAGGCAGTAAAAATTTTTTACTAGGGAACTTCACCATAAAACCGACACTAGTATCGTTACCTAATTTGAACGTATTCCCATGAACTGTACTTGGTTGTTCCACGACTAAACCAACCTTAATAAGCTCATTTAGGCACTTAACAACTGTAGGTCTACTCTTCCCTGTAATTTCCTCAAATTGAGTTAATGAGATGGAATCCATCTCCTTATTCCAGCCACGAGTTTTACGGCAAATAACTAAATAAATTTTGCATGCAGCATCAGAGATTTTATTTAAAACCTCGTCAACAAATGCATTAGGCACTTGAAAGGAATTAGGCACAAAATTACTCATGTACACCGACCTTAGGCTTTACATACCCACCAAATTTTTGAACCAAGTCAGCATTAGCCAAACTATTAACGATCTGCCCTGCTAACCACTGATTAATGCGAAAACGCTGTGCCATAGTTTGTGAAAATTCTTCACGCGTTATTGCAGCATTATTTTCGTCATAACCTTTGGCTCTTAGATTTTTACGGTTACGATCATGTAGCTCATTGAGAATCACTAACGCTGGATCAAAGAAGGACTGAATTTCCTGAGTCTGTTTGTACTCAGGTTTATACTTAAATTGACTATTCATGACACCTCCGCTAATGCTTGCTCAGCTTTTGTTAGGCGGCGTTTAGCGTTGAGCTCTGCTACTGTTGCTGTACGGATTTCTTTTGATGAAACCAGAATCAAATGATTCTCCGATTTGATAGTCCACAACCTAGTCAAAGTTTTATTTTTAACCTCAAATAAATCGTTTGATTTAAAACTTCGACACTCTTTAGTAAGTACTACAACGTCACCTATTAAAAAATCTGGTGAGTTGAGTTCGATTGGTTGTTCTGATAAATTGTTTGTGTTCATTTGATCCACCTCAATTGAATGCCTATAAACCACTCCTGTTTGCGCAGGTAGTGGTTTTTTATTTGAATAAAATCCGCATGTATTCAGGTGAAGTGAATGCATGTGCTAAATAGACTCGCGTTGCTTCTGCAATTTCAGGTGAACAATACACATCACTTTCTTGCACAACCTTCAAACCAATGGCTGTCAACAAAAAGCTAATAAACTCAATCTCAGTCCATCCATTTGATTTCTTTTCTGTTTTCATCCGTGAAAGGATGCTTGCATCGACATTTATCATCTCTGCTACTTGTCTTTGATTGCTAGCGTTAAGTGCTTGCAATATGAGCGATTCGTTATTGCTAGCGCTTGCAGGCAATTCATTTAATACTTTGCTCATGGTTTAGTTCCTAAGCGGTTAATGATCCAAGGTTTTTGCTTTTTGTCGTCTGGGGACGAAGTTCAATCCAAATATCTTGATAGTTATCAGGGAAAAGCTCTTTTCGCGTTGTTAAACCAAGATCTTCAGCAATAACTGCTAGCCTGATTTTTCTATCAAGGGGGATAGCTTTCCATCCACTAACTGATGACGGAGCAATCCCCAGAAGTCTTGCTACCGCTGTGACACCACCTAGCTTGTCTATAAGTTGTGCGTCATTCATAACGTGCTCCTAATTTTTCTTTAATTATTAGGCATTCCTTATATTAAATCAATAGGAATACCTAATTTTATTTATGTTAGGATTTCCTAACATTCTGAGGATAGTTGTATGAATACTCTTGCTGAACGACTTAGGTATGCCATGGAAGTTTTGCCACCTAAAAAGATTAAAGGTGTTGAGCTTGCTCGTGCAGTAGGAGTTAAACCTCCTTCTGTGAGTGATTGGCTGTCTGGAAAATCCAAAACAATGGAAGGTGAAAATTTATTACGTGCCTCAAAATTTTTGAATGTAAATCCTTCATGGCTTGCATCTGGCACGGGAGAGATTCAATCAAGCACGAGAGATAAATTTAAACAACTGGATATCGAAGAGTTCAAAAAGAAATACAACATTAGTGATAGTGATGAAGCTCTTTTATTTTCAACAATTATCGAAAAACCGTTTATCCCATCATCTAAGCGTTGGGTTCCTGTTAAGGCTTACTCCAAGATGGGCATGGATGGCTATTTCACAGATATGGGTTATGAAGGCAATGCTGGAGATGGGTATGTTCCAACTCACTCAGCAGGACCAAGAGCCTATGGCATTAAAGGCACTGGCGACTCAATGTTTCCAGCAATTCGTAATGGCTGGTATGTTGTATGCGACCCTGATGCAGAGCTTGTGCCGAATGAGTTTGTTCAGGTGTGCTTGAAGGATGGAAGATGCACAATTAAAGAATTTGTCGGCATCAATGGTGGGGTTTTAAGTTTGCTTTCTGTGAATGGTGGTGAGCGATTTTTCTTTGAAATGGACGAGGTTGAAAGTATTACCGCTATTACAGATATCGTGCCGCCAAGTCAGCACAGACAAGAACATCCTTATTCGCATTAATCACAGGAAGACTTATGGACAACTCTAAACTACCAATCAACCAGATTATTGCTCGCATCAATGATGCTGCGAAACATGGTGAAGCTTTGGTGCTAACAGCCGAAGAAGTAAAGATTCTTTCTAAAGATATTGGCGACAAGGTATTTATTCCTGTGCTTACTAATGAGCAGGTCGTGCAGTTGGTAAAAGAAGGAAAGCTAGGACAGAAAATTAATAACACAAAAGATTAATAAACTGTGAACCCGACACAGTCTTTACAACAGATCGGGTGGGGAAAATAATGAGTAAGACAGTTGTAAAAGACAAAACCGTACACTACAAAAAAGTAGACTTTCTAAAAGGCGCGAACCTTGGAAACTTACTTAAAGCCCAACTATTAGATAAAGACTCTTTTTATCATAAAGCTATTAATAGGCAGCAATTTGTATCGGCTACTAAAGATGATTTTATCCTTATAAATCACGCAAGTTCACATCAAAGTATGTTCTTTGGAGAGCTAATCATAGTGGAGTCTGGTAAAGCTCAAGCTGTTTTAAAAATAGACAATGATAGTGCTACCGAATTCCCAATCAAAACTTACTTAACGGAAGATTTACCTGATGATGAGGATGAATCTGTTGAAGTAGTGCGCAAAGAATTTATTGATAGTGTTTTATATTTTGGAGTGATTGATAATCATGTTGCAATTATTCAATCCAGATCATTAACAGCAAGAACTCTTGAGTCATATTTAGGTTGGCTTTTGGGTGAAGCAGCTAAAGCCTTACCAGCGAATAGTGCCTTAATCTTAAAAGATGCTCCGAACCCGGCAATTAAAGAAAAATTGGAATCAACGCCAGCCAAGACCATCTCAATCTCATCTGGAATTGGATCAACAGAATTGCAACCGATTCACAAAATAGAGTCGAACGTACCAGCTAAGATTGATTACAAAATCGAAGAAAATGTGGTTGATGTTTTAAAAACTGCATTTGGTGTCGATTTGGATGATTTAAAACTTGAAGATGGCCTTGATGACGCTAATTTAAAGCTTAAATTAACACTCACCTATAATCGAAAAACATCCAAAAGCGGGCAAAAAGTAATTGATACTGTTGCATCATCTATGAGACATAATGATGATTATGTTATAACTCTTGAAGATGGTACTAAGGTCACAGCGGATAACTTAAAGATGAGTGGAAAAATATCTGTTGAAACAATCAATAATAAAGTTTATAACGACGGCCTTAAAGTTCAATTGTACAATTGGATGACTACCAATATTAATTTTGGTGATTAATCATGGCTAAACGCTACTTGCCGTTTTACAACAACGCTAAATTTATTGCATTAGTGTTAGTAGCTCTATTTGTCATTTTTTCAGTTACTTTTAAATTTCTTGCCCTTGATGTAAATATCAACTTGGTTCAATTTTCCTTTGTTTTGTTATTACCGTTAAGTCAAATTTATCTAGCCTACAAAGGTATGCTCGATGCATTGAAGCTTGATGGTTTAAATCAATCAGAGCGGGATCGCCTCACGTCCACTGTGGATATAAGGAGCAAATCATCACTATATGTTGCCATTTTATTTATAGTGATTGTTTTTGGAATGTATGTTTTCAATGAATTGAATTTACTATCAAATCAGCATCTTTTAGCATTAGTCTTATCTGTAGGCTTAACCTCAATATTAAGTTTCTTTTTGGCATGGAGTGATTTAAAAGAAATATCTATGCTTGAGAAAACCCTTAAGGCTCGTAAAGAGGCGAGAGAGGCCAGAAGCAAAGTAATGAGCAATAAATAAAAATCAAACACTACCCTTCTCACCCAACCCACCCCGTGTGGGTTTTCTTTTGTCTATTAAAGCACAAAAATTAGGTATTTCTAATTTTATTAGGAATACCTATTGACTTAATAATTAGGTTTACCTAATATCTATCTCACAGACAACAAAAAAAGCACACCGCCCTCCCCAGGTCCGATGTGCTTTTGCAAACTGCGAGATCAATTATGAACGTAAATGCAATTCCATTCAACCATATCAAAGTAACAGGTGTTACAGCTCTTGTTTTGATTGCTGGTTTAGCTTCTTGTGAATACAAGACAGCTCAATCTAGCGTCCCTTCTAATTATTTATATGAAAGCAAACAAGTAGTTGCTTCTGAGTACGAGCTTTTAGGTGCTAAGCAGACTAGTGAAAAAACTGGTGTAGCTGTTATCCGCATTGACAGCTTTAAATTAAACGTAAGTTTTGATTTTGACGGTGTAGCAGACAGTTACGGCGTAGCAGGATCTGACTTTACAGCTGCAGAAATTACAAACCTTGCTATTGAGTCAGTAACAGACCTAAGCGGTAAGCCTTGGAATGACTTCACCAATCGTGATGACCATAAAAATATAAATATTTTGTTGGTGGGCTACATCGATCGCAATAAATGGTTGGAGGCAGCCTAATGAAAAATTATAACTGCCCTACTTGCAAAAAGATGATTCCTGTTGACCGCTCAGAAATTAAAGCAGGCGATGAAGTTTCATTTTGCAAAGTATCCCAAACATCTAAATCTGCTCGTTTTTCTTCAAGAGAAGGAATTGTTGATTGCCGTGAAGGTGATGTGGTTTTAGTTAAATATCGCAAAGAAATTATTCCTTTAAATATTAAGGACGTCTCACCTGTAGATGCTCCTAGCCCGCTTACGTATGCCTTTGTTGGTACATGCGAATGTAAGGAGGCTGAACATGTCTAATTTCAAAAAGCACCCTGACGGCTACAAGTCTTATTTGGGTCGTGACGATACTGGCCTCTACTCTGTTCGCATTGGCTGGCAAGTGTACGCATCTAATGCTAATGGCTCAGTTCTTTACAAAGTTAAAGACGGATTTAAGACGCCTTTAAATGTGTTCAGGTTCCAAACTGACTATCCAAAAGTTTGGAATGAACTCACACAAGAAATTGATTTCCAACGCAGAAAGCAGCTCGCAATAAAGCTACGTGAAACAAATATCCCTACTTATGACCGCAAAGCATATAAGCAAAAACGCGGTTTCACTGGTAGTCGATAGGAGCAAAAATGTTATGGCTTTAAATATTATTCGTCCTTCTCAGCCTATCTTGGTAAATGCCATTAAAGTTTACTTCTATGGCGACCCAGGTATGCATAAAACTACCTTGGGTATGACTGCTGATAAACCTCTTATTATCGATGCTGACAAAGGTGCCTACCGTACTGGGGCAAATCGCCGTGGTGATGTGGTAGTAGCTGAAACATGGCTTGATATAGCAAATATCACAGAGAACGACCTTGCTCCATACAATACAGTTGTTTTCGATACTATCGGCCGTGTCCTTGATTTGATTAAAGCTCACCTAGCCAGCAATCAAAAAAACACTAAAAGTGATGGTTCTTTAAAGCTGAACGTTCAAGGTGTTGCCAACAACATGTTTAGTTTATTCGTCAATAAACTAATTGGATTTGGCAAAGATGTCATTTTCATTGCTCATGCTACTGAAGATAAAAACGATACTTTGACTTTGGTTCGTCCAGATCTAGGCGGCAAAAACCGTCAAGAGATTTACCGCCTAGCTGATGCTATGGCCTATCTTGCAGAAGAAACTGATGCAAAAGGTAATACCAACAAAGTACTTAAGTTCAAAGGCGGCGAAGGTTTTCATACTAAAGATTCTGGAGCTCTAGGAAACATTATTGTTCCTGATCTTCGCAAACCCGAGAACGCTAACTTTATGGCTAATTTAATCCAGCGTACTAAGGACCATTTAAACACCCTGACCCCCGAGCAGCAGGCAACTATGAAATTGCAGCAAGAATGGGAGCAATGGAATAAAGCATGTGAAGAGGCGCACTACCCTTCTGATTTCAATGCATTGCTAGAAACATTAGATCAAAACCATCCACATATTAAAAACATGTGGGAATGCATGAAGCACTACGCAACTAACCTTGGATTTACATACAACAAAGAAAAAAGGAAGTGGCTGGAGCTGGAAGTATTACCTTCAACCATTTCGGAAGAACAGCGTGACGAACTTCAGAACTTTATTGCTGAACGTGGCCTCGATGTAAAAACAGTGTGTGAACACCTCGGCATTGATGCCCTTACTCAAATTGAAGCGGCACAGCTAGAAAAAGTTAAACAAGAAATTGAACAACTTGCAAAACAGGAAATCTCTGCATGAGTGCAATCATTTTAGATACTGAAACTAACACTTTAAACGGCTATCCAATTGAGATAGCCCATGTACCAACTTACTTTGAAAATGGTGTGTTGGTTGTAAATAAAGATGCCTGTTTTGACGAGTACTTTTCTTGTCCAGATAAAATTGAATATGGCGCTATGGCTGTTCATCACATTATTGAAAGTGATATTGCAGACAAACCAAGCTATGAAACTTTCCGTGCTCCGGAATGTGAGTTCATCATTGGCCATAATATTGATTATGACATTCAAGCTATTCGATTAGCTCATAAAGATTTTAATGCGAAGGCTATTTGTACACTTGCCCTTTCAAGAATGGTTTGGCCTGAAGAAGCTCACAACATTTCAGCATTGGTTTACATGCTTACTAAAGGTAGTGAAAAAGCCCGTCAAAGCATTCGCAATGCCCACAATGCTAAGCAAGACGTATTTTTAACAGGCTTTGTATTAACCCATATTTGTAAGAATCTCGGCCTTAAAGATATGCAATCGCTCTACCTCGCATCTGAACATGCCCGAGTTCCGACCGTCATGCCTTTTGGAAAATACAAAGGGACAAAAATTAAAGATCTACCTGCTGATTATGTTGCTTGGCTGTTAAGACAAGACGACATAGATAAATACGTACTCAAGGCATTACAAGGATAAGAACATGACAAATTTAATTTCAGCTCAAGAAGCATTTAACGCATTGCAAAACGGCAAAGAAGTATTATGCAGCAAGTTATTTGAAAACGATTTCAAAACTCTTGAAAGCTACCCAGCCACTATTTTTGTAATGCCGGGTTATGAATTTTGCATCAAACCTGAATTAATGGAATTGTCAGGTATTCAGTTTACAAAACCTTTAACACCGCATGACGTAGAAGATAATCAAGAGATCTTTATCGTTATGCCTATGCAGATTTTAAGAACCAAATTTGATGCAGAAAATAGCGAAATTCTCTGCAGTGTAATGAATGGCTTTGCTCAGGCTGATGCTGAAAACGCCACTCTACAACTTAAAGCTATAGGCGCTACATTTGGTCAAGTAATTGGTGAAGTTGAAATTAAAGATGGTTTCAATGATAAGCCTAAAAAACCTCGCGGCAAGAAAGAACCTCAGGTCAAAGCAGAACAGTCACAAGTTAAAGAAAAGCCTAGTGAAGTTATTTCTGCAGAAACTCAGCCAGCGATAGTTATTACCGAACAAACAAATGTCACCACATCTGAGGATCTGTTAGTTCCAGAAACTTCTGATCCAGATATAAAGCCGAATGTTAATGCTCAATTTGAAATTTTGCTGGATGCTATTCGCATTTGCCAATCTGAAAAAGAATTGGACTCAACTTGTGCAAATCTTGAAAAAGAAGGCTTTTCACCTGAGCAAATCAAATCGATTGATGATGCTAAACAAAATCGCCTGACTGAGCTTGACGCACAAGAAATTGATGATGTAGCTACCACTTTAATGCCTGAAAACTTTGAATCTTTAGTTCAAAGCATTCAAAACGCTCATACCCCTGAAGAAGTAAATAGTGTTGTCCGTTACACATCAAAATGGACTGAAGAACAACGCAAGCCACTATTAAATGAGATGCATAAACGCCTTTCTGAGTTAAATCAAACTAAACAGCAAGATGATGGGCTATCTCCTTTAATTGTTCGCCTTCAATATGCACCAGATTTAAACACCCTAGAGGAATTAGAGCGTGAAATTCCGTCACGCCATCCAGATGTTCATAAGACTTTGTGGAACATGGCCAAAAAGCGCCGTGGTGAACTCAACGCAGCTTCCACCCCCTCTTTAGATCCGGATTATCTGTTAGGAGACAACTTCTAATATGAAAGACCAATTCAAGAAAGTGAATAACAAGCACTTACTTGGTTTTACTAATTACTTGCACTTGCTGGGCTTTGTAATAGTCCAGCAAGGTGTAAACCAAGCGATGCTTTTAACGAAACATTATGCAGTGCCTGTAGCTTGGCGCCGCATAACTATCGACTACAACAACCGTTTAAATAAACCCGCGCAGCAGCTTTATAAAGAGTTTGTTGAGTGGACTAAAGAAGAATATTTGAGGGCTTAGGTAATGATTGATTTAAAAACTAAACAAGCATTTTGGGCTGAGCAATTGCCTATTTTTAAAGAAAAATATTGGATTCCCGAACATTTAGATGTCCTCGAATTCGATATGAATGGCGGCTGTTTTGATATTGCTGAAGGTGTCAAAACTGATCTAAGTGAAGAAGACCTTTTTGATGTTTACCATCGTGTAAATAGTGGTTGGGCAATGTGGAAGAAAGCCGTAGATTTCATGAAATCCAAAGTTCCAACGTGGATTAGCGTGACTGATGAATTGCCACCTACTGACATAATGGTACTTATTTGTTGGGCAGATGCTCCTGATGTCACCCCAGAACAAGACTATATGACTATTGATGAGGATTTAAATAGCGTATGGGCAAACTATCAAAATGATCCACCTTCACATTGGATGCATTTTCATAGTGTGCCAAACGTATCGGGAGCTGAACAATGAGCAAAGTTATTGGTGAAGTTAATTTGAACCCTAGCCGTATTGAAGGTACTCCGGATCAGGTGGCTCTTCATATTTTTGAAGAAATCATTTGTCCAAGTACTGAGGAGCTTCTCAAAAACAATCCGGAAGCTGCAAAAGTTTTTGCATATCACATTTTTGGTTTAGCACTGTCTCAACTAGCAGAGTTTCATTCAACCAAAAGTCTAGATAAAGCTGTAACCGTTACTCTTCACAACCTTTTGCGTCAATTGAAGAAAGAACGTAATGAGTTGAGGAACTAAAGGATGAGTGGATTAAAAGTTAAAACATGTAATTTTTGTGATGACGGGAACGGTGAATGCATTTTCCCCTATTACGGCCTTGCCCCTCATATTCATACGAAGCCAATTGGCGGTACTGAATTTATAGATGTTTCATTACTTGAAAACTTTAGTCCTGATGGGGATGGTTTAGGCATATATACACACTGTCTGAATTGTGGGGGTGATGGCACATATGAAGGCATCCAGTTAGAAGTTAAAGCGGAAAGTAAGGAGGGCTAATGTGGATAAATATCTGACATCTAACAATGTGTGTGAGATGTTTCATATTACTAAACGCACACTTAATCGGTGGGAAATTAACACACCTTGGGGGATTCCATTCCCAGCCCCAGCATTAAGTTCTGAAGGCGGGACAATGAAAAGATACCTCGCTACTGATGTAATGAAGTGGGAGGAAGAATGCCAGCAAAAAAAGCAACTAAAAAAAGCTATATAA